ATGGTTTGCAAACAAGGAAAGTTCACATATCGTGAATGTCTTGGAACGTATCTTTACATGACATCATCAGATAACTTTAACGGCATGGTTCATAATCGCACCATGACTGGTTACACACCGCTTGTAGAGTTACAAGAATCAATGCCACCAGTTGGATATTTCATTTACGGCAAGTCTAAGCGAGGAGAAGATGCCCCATACGTAACAGATGAAATAAGAATGGCAATTGAAAACAACACAAGATGCGAATTATCAATGAATGTGTCAATTCAGAAACCATTACTTAATAACTTTGTAGCCGGAGCTAGTGATAATTGGTTGACGGTAGTTAATAATTTACTCACAGCATCAAATGAGGCAAAGTATATGTTAACAGTTGACGAATGGGGTACACTACAGATACGCAATTCTCAGTCTGCTGATGCTATGCAGCCTAAATATGTATACGATGATGGAAATTCGTCAATACTTTTGGCGGATGTGGATACGACTGACGATTTATTCTCTATTCCGAACACTGTAGAATTGATATTTACAGGAAGTAGGAATTATAAGCCTTGCAGAGTTATTGTAAAGAACGAGGACGATCTATCACCAGTTTCTGTTCAGAGTCGTGGTAGGGAAATTACGAGACGATTCACAATAACCAACTTGGCAGTTCCTAACATTGTAATTGTAACAGACGAGATGATTAGAGAACTCGTTGAAACTCAGGCGTATGTGTTATTAGAGGCGCTTTCAACCGTAAACAAAACAATAACATATTCACACGGATATTGTGGAACCAAGGTTGGAGATTGCGTAATAATAAATTATGTAAGAGCAGGTCTTGAAAACGTTAAAGCAGTTATTACTTCACAGAAAGTAAATTGTACGCCTGGTTGTCAGGTGGATGAGACTGCGGTTTATACTAAAACATATTGGAGGAGAAAATAATGGATTTATCAACAAAACTGTTAAAAGAGTTTGTTAATGCTGTTGTTTATACACCTCCTAAAGAAACTGAGAGCCATTGTTATGGTACGATGGTAAATGCCACAACTGTTCTTTTTGATGGGGCAGATGAACCAACTCCTTGCGAGGCGTTAGTATCTGTCTCACCAGAAGATCGAGTGGTAATTACGATACGAGATAACAACTGCTACGTAACGGGGGTGCTTTAAATGGATGAAGCAGAGCACAGACTTTCTATTCTTGAATCGGAGTTAAAAACAGCGTTTCGTAGAATAGATGAAATACGAGATCGACAGACACAGCTAGACGACCTTGTGGTGTCTGTTAAGCAGCTTGCTATACGTGAAGAAAACGTAGAAGCAGACGTTAAAGAAATAAAAACAGATGTAAAAGCCTTAACGTCAAAACCAGCAGAACGATGGAATGATTTAGTGAAAACTGTAATTGGAATCGTTGTGGCTGGAGTTGTTGGGTTTTTAATGGCGAAAGTGGGGCTTTAAATGATACTTAAAACTACAGGCTTAAATCCGCACGACGATCATATCGCTCACTATGGTATCCTTGGCATGCGCTGGGGAAGACGTAAGAAGCGTCAGTGGGAAAGGAATAGAGAATATGGAAATGTGAAAACACAGCTTAATCGTTCTCGTTCACTTTATACGATGATGACAAGAGGTAAGGGCAAAATTGCGAATAAAGCTACTGACCTTTACAAAAAGAAATTCGCCAAAACCATTGACAACGCTTATAAGTCAACGAGAGATAACATCGCAAAATGCGAGATGTATAAAAACGCAGCAAAAGCTGTTGGCAACGTTGCTAAGTACAAAAGCATAAGCGATCTTCAAAAGACTCTAATGTCTCAGAGTGCTACTTTGGCAACTTTGAAAAACGCTGATGTTGCGCATATGCAAAACGAAATGTTTCGACAGCAGATGCTTCATAACGATCTTATGACTCAAGTAATGAATCAGCAGATTAACATGACATATATGCTGCATAATCAGATAGCGTTTGATATGGGTCATCAGACAGCGATTGCGTCACATATGATGGGTGCTGGTATGATGTAATGCCAAAATTCGCGTCATATTCGAATCAAGAGTTCGTGATACATTCATGGCCTCTTGATTTTTCGCATAAAAATCACACCTTATTATGGAGTAACGTGGGGTTGCTCCCTCGAAAAATAATTTATTAATTTTATGGAGGAATTAACAATGGCAAGAAGTTATCCTTATGGACGAGTAATTAGAACAAACGTGACACTCAAAGAGAGAGTTATGAAGTTTGCGAACGAACTTAAAAAGTCAATCTTTATTAGCTTATCTGAGGATTACGACCCGGAAGACGTAGGTCGCATGGCTCAGATCAAAGCTAGTAAAAATGCACTCAATGAGCTCGACGCAATCATCGACTCTGTTGACAGAGAGATTGTTTACAAAAGAGAACTCGAACAGGAAAGGCACAACGATTATCTTGAAGAAATGAAGAAGCTCAGAAATGAGCAGAATGAAACCAATAGATTATTACGAGAGATTTTAAATCTCCAGAGAAAGGAGGACAAAACAACAGCTTTAGCAAAGAGAGGCTAAAGAGCTTAAGGGGCTCTGAATCTACGGATTCATCCCCTTTGGGTTTTCGCGTGAAATTCGTATCCTATTATGAAAGGTAAGACTAGCCCATTATGGGCACATTCATTTTATGGAGGAATTTATCATGAAAAAATTTTTAACAAAATCATTTCAGGTAGTGACAACATTTATTGGAGTAGCAGTAGTAATAGTAAGCTTAGCGCTTAATGTAGTTTTACTGAAAGAGCACATTGAAAATCGTGCAAAATCAGAAAACACAAAAAGCTTTAATGTATTTACGAAAACTATAAGCTTTTCTGATAGAGAAGAACCTGAGGAAGAAGATGCTGGAATAAAAATATTAAATGAAGTCTTAGATGAAATTGAATACAGACTTAGCTAGAGTTTAGAGGGGCTCTGAATCTACGGATTCATCCCCTTTGAGTCTTCGCTTTATTTTCACTTCCTATTATGGGAGGTGATAGCATGAAAAAGATGGCCAAGATTTTTGGCGTATCAACTACAGTGTTAACTGTAATATTATTATTACCAGCTATACTGCTTTGTGGCGGCTTAGCAATTCTTATAGTAGGAACTATAGGAATAAATATAGGCGCAATACTTGCAGTACTGGTTATAATATTTGCAGTACCGCTGTTCTTGATTAAGTCATCACAGGTTAAACATTTAAAGAAAAAAATAAAAAAGCTATCCAAATAAACAATTAAAAGGAGCGAACTCTACATTCGTGTCCTTTTAGCCTTTCGCTTATAAATCGTCCACTATTATGGGAGGTGAAGACAGTGGATAAACTCAAAGAGCTATTTGGGTTTAGAAAAGGAGATCCAGCCTATATGATACTGCTCAATTGGGTAGTATTAATAGCTGGCGGGATATCTGCCTTAGCTAAACTTATATTTGAGTTCTTCGACCGTAAGAACCGAAAATAAAAATATGGACGGGTGTCCTGATTCAAATGATTCAGGCCCTGTTCGCATTTGGTTCACTTCCTATTATGGGAGGTGATGGTATATGGGCTTAATAGATTTTCTAGTCTATAGAATACCTTGGAAAACGAGACAGAAAATAGCTAATAAGTTAGGCATTACTATTATATTATGTATGATAGTGCCTGCTATAAGGCATTTTGTGTTCTCAATAATCGAGGCTATTTATTATAAACTAGTAGAAATTTATTACAACCATAAACTTAAAAAGCAGCAAAAGAAGAACTAAACAAAGAGCAGATCTTGATTTATTCGGGGTCTGTTCGCGTTCGATTCGTTCACTATTATGGGAGGTGTTAAACATGACATTCAAAAGAAAATTTAAAAGAATGTTCAGAAAATTTAAAAGAAAACCTAAAGACTGGGACGTCATCGATAAAGCGATAGACGAGGCTATCAAAATTGAACTCGAGGAGTATAACGATCTTGATAGAATGGACGCGATCGATGCCTGGACAATGCAGGAGCATCTTGAACGCTTAGAAGAGCTGTACAAGCTTAAGAGGGAACACCACGCACGTAAGGAAGCGGCAGCATGCCGTAGATCTGACGTAGCGAAAGTTGTAATCCCTGTACTGCTTAGTACAACAGTAGGCGCTCTGCTCACTGGATATTTCTGGTATAAGGAGAACGTAAAAGATGGTATACTCACCGGAGTAGTAGCAAAAGAGATCCCAAGGGTGATTCTTGGACAAATTTTCAAACATCGTTAACAACACCTTAGCGAGAGCTATGAGTCAAATGATTCATATGCTCTTGCTTAATGAAAGGAGCTTATAATGGTTACATTTAAAAGTTGCATGAGAGGAGTAGGTAAATTCCTGTATAAGCATTCTGGAATAATACTTACAACTCTCGGAGTAGCTGGCGTCGCCGCAACTGCTGTAGTGGCTACTAAACAAGGTAAGAAAATAAAAGAAAAGGAACAGAAGATAAAGAAAAAGAGACCTAAAGCAGACGAGAAAGAGATACTCGAAGAAACTTGGACAGAGTACGTTCCAACAGTTGCTGTGGCGACAGGTACTATATTGTGCATTGTGAGTCTATATTTAACTGACAAGAAGAAGCAGGCTGCGCTTATATCCTTGTGTGTTTGGACGAGAACACAGCTTGACAAGTGGCGTGAAAAGGTTCGTGAGCGGGATTACGATACGTACGTTGAAGTGGACGAGGAAATCAAACGAGAAACAAGAAACGATAGACGTGATCCGTTCAAAGGTAAGACAAAGAAAGCGCACAAGAACTCTACAAATGAAATAGCAAAGACTGATATTCATTATGGAGAACCAGTACTCGCGTATGATGAGATTGGTGAAGAGTTCTTTGAAACTTCTTTGGAGGATTTACTGGACGAGAGGTATCAGATAAATCGACATTTTATAGTTAACGACTACACGTCTGTAAACGACTATAGGATGTATTTAGGATTACGTGAACTTGATTGGGGTTGGGGTGTTGGATGGTCTCAATATATTGGGGAAACCCATTACGGATACCGATGGATTGACCTCGAACTCGTGCCCTGTGTTAACGAAGAAGGCAGGAAGTATTATTCAATTCATTTCCCATTCGCTCCACACAAAGATTTTCTAGATGACGACCTAGCAGCGTCTAATTACGACGCACTCTAATCATACCCTCTTATGGCAAATACCCAACAATTTTATATTTACACAGGAGGTTAAAACAATGAAAGGAAAAATTTTAGGCAAACTGAAAGGTACAAAAATGAAGACAATTTTGGGAGGACTCAAAAAGAGTACACCAGAGATGCTCATTGCAGCTGGCATAATAGCTATGGGTGCTGCAGTGGTATTAGGCATCAAGAACGCGCCTAAGGCACAGAAGGAAGTCAACAAGAAAAAGAAGATGTACAAGGCCAAAGGCGAGGAAATGCCAAAGGATGAAGAGATCCTTACCCATGCAAAGCATCAGGCTGGTACTGCAGTGCTGTTCGTTACTGGAGCAGTAGCAGTTGTAGGAGCTAACCATATCCAGCACAGGAGAAATATAGCGTTAGCGCTTGCATTAGAAGCAGCAGAAGCATCAGCAGGTGACTTAGAGGGTAAGCTTAACCGCTTACTTGGAAAGGAAAGGGCAGAGAAAGTCAACGAAGAGCGAGAAGCACGTAAAACTGAGACGGATGGGAAGTCTGACAGAGAAATAAGATACGTCAAGACAGGACCTAGCGATATTGTTAGGTTCCAGGACAAGTTTACAGGACTGTCGTTCTATTCTACATACATGGACATGGAACAGGCACTCAAAGACGTAAACTACAAACTGATAAATCTTAACTCATCAGTAGCGCTTAGTACGTTCTACGAGATACTCAATGTATTTGAGGGACTCACTGAAGCAAATGAGTCGTTGGGATGGGATCCTAGATACGCAGAAGCAGAGCTCCCATTAGACATCGAGTATGGTGATGATAACATTGATGGGGTTCCGGTAAGAACATTCGAGTTCACTGTGAAACCCACGCACGGCTTTCTCGACTAATCACTTCTTAAAGGTGAGGTCACGTCTATCAGATCTTGACAAACTTGAGGATGACCGCTGGAACATGAAAATGATGGCTGAATCCCTTGGATGGAAGGTTACAGACGAAGAGATAGATGAGATACTAATGTGTGGAGTCTACGATGAAATATTCGTAGGCTCTTCCGTTCGCACATTTTTCACACTATTTTATGGAGGTAGTAAACGGCTGCCTCATAAATCTTAATTTTTATAATGGAGGTCTTTTACAATGGACACAATGGACAAGACAATTGAAACAACAGCAACTGAAACATCATCTGATGTTCGTAGCGAACTCGCTACAAATATTCAGACGGCAGTCGCAGAAGCAGCTCAGGATGAAAGCTCATCTGGGCTTGGCAAGGCAATCGCAATCACGGCTGGAGTTTCGCTGGCAGTAGGTGCCACTATCGGTGGACTTATCACTGGCAAACTCAAGGGTGACGGCAAAAAGAAAAAGCCAAGCAAGAAGAAGAGAAGATCCAAGAGAGATTATGACGACGATGAGGACGAGGCAATCGATGTAGATTACGAGGATTGCGACGAAGAAGAGGATGATGAGGAAGACGAAGAAGAAAAACCTCGTAAGAGGAAGTCAAAAAAATCCAGAAAATCCAAAAAGCCTGCAAAGGCTAAGAAAGAAGAACCAGATGAAGATGAGGAGGATGACGAAGAAGAAGAGTAATATTTAACGTCAAAACCGTTAAGGGCCTTGAGGTCTACGATGAAATATTCGTGGCCTCTTGGTCTTCAATTTCTACAAGAAGGAGGAATAAAATGAAAGTAGATGTTGTTGACAAGGAAGAAGGTAAGAAGATAAAAGCCAAAAGTGTCGTAGATGGCAAGAAGCACAAACAGTCAGCTTTAGAGATGTTCAAAGAAGCATTCGTAGGCTCTGATGGCGACGACTTCAAACGTTTCCTTATACAAGAAGTTATAGTTCCTACAATACAGGAAGGAATCATAGATGGCGTAATGTCATCTTTAGGTATGTTCATGTACGGTGACAAATTTGAAATGGGAAGAGGACGTAGACGCGGTAGAAGAAGCCGTTTCGATGACGACGGATATAGATATCATGACTACAGGGCGTCATATAAAAGAAGAAGCCGTTTCGAAGACGATGATTACGATGACGATGACAGACCTCGTAAAAAACGTCGTACCGGTTCACTATACAAATTTGATTGCGTGGAACTTGAGGACGAAGAAGAAATGGATGAACTTGTGGAATCAATGGAGGATTACATAGATACATACGATGAAATAAGCGTTGCACAAATGTATCAGATGGCTAATATAACACCTCGTGCTGAGGACTTTAATTATGGTTGGAATACCATGAAAGGTCATAGAATAGTAACAAGAAAACATAAAGATTATGACTCTTATATTCTTGACATGCCGTCTCCTAGACCGATTTCAGATTAAGGAGGAAATTATGGATTACGAATATGTAGATCATCCTGAACACTACAATCAGGAAGGAAGAATGGAATGCATTGACGAAATGATAACTATGTTCGGAGTTAATGCAGTTATAACATTCTGTAAATTAACAGCATACAAGTACACATATCGCGCTGGTTCAAAACCAGGAGAAGATCACGATAGAGATATTAAAAAGGCTACGTGGTACTTACAGAAAGCTGACGAATTAAAACATTACAGACTTGTACGAAAGGGTGAAGAATAATATGTCTATTAAGCATATGTTATTTAAAGCGGGCACAAAACTTAAAGCCCACAAAACTACTATAGCTCTTGTCGGAGGAATTGCTGCTCTGACAGGTGCTGTTGTTCTTTCTGTTAAAGGTGGTATGGAGATAACCCCTATCCTTGACGAGAGAAAAGAAAGAGTAAACGAGTGTAAAAAGAAGCACAAAGACTACAAGAAATCTAAGGCTAAAGCAAAGAAAGCTAAAGAGACCAACGAAGAGATAGTTGAGGAAGTTGACGTAGAAGTCTACACTGAAGACGATATGCATGATGATATCGCTGAAGTAAACAAAGAAGCATTCATGGAAGTTTCTAAGAAAGTATTACTTCCAGTTGCTCTCACAGGTGCAGCAATAACATTATTTGTATATGCGCATGTTGAAGAAAAGAAACACTCAGCGTTATTGGCTGGCGCATTAGCATCAACCCAAACAGCGTTCAACGCATATAGGGATCGTGTAAGAACGTATCTTGGTGACGAGAAAGAACAGCAGGTATATCAGGGTATGCGTAAGAAGAAGGTCGTAGATGAAAACGGAACGGAAGTCACAAAAGAAGTCTATGACAATGATGAGCGGCAGTTAGGTCTTAAATCAATCGATAGGTGCTTCGATGAATCAAATCCAAATTGGGTTGATGGCGCAGACTGGAATAGAGATTTCTTGTTCAAGGTTCAGAATGAACTTCAGAGATTACTTGAAGACAGATGCGAGAAAGGCTTCGGAATTGTATTCCTAAATGAAGCTTATGAGGCATTAGGATATGACAAGACTGCAGACGGTAATATCTTAGGTTGGTACTATGAATACGGCAATGATCCGGAGCATAACCATAAGGGTGTCATCGACTTTGGCTTAGGTTGTCCTGACACAGCATGCAGATTGTTTATGAACGGTTACGAGAAGAATGTATGGCTAAGATTTAACGTTGACGGCGATATGCTAGCACTTCTCAGAACTAGAGGAAAATCATTTAGATAATGGAGGTTTATCATGGGTAAGAAAGCAATGTTCGTAAGTGGACTTATTATAGGCATAGTAGGCGGATTTGTAGGTGGCTATTTCTTTTGCAAAAAAGGTGAGCCAGAGGTCGACATCGAAGCTACTGAACGCAGTTATGAAAAGCGTGTTGAAAGAGCTAAGAAGAAGACAAAAGAAGTTGAGGAGGAACTTACAAAGGCTAAGGATACAATTGAAATGCTCAGACAGCTTAGAAAGGCTGATGCGCTCAATAACATTCCAGAACCAAAGCATACTGTTCAGAAACTCTATCCAGAAGGATATCCTGACACAGAAGATAAAATCAGAGCCTACAACGAAAAGAACGGAATCCACAAAGATAAGGAATTCTTAACTGAGGAAGAATGGGAGGACGATCAGACAACTGAAAATGAAAAGATCGTTATTAAGTTCCATTCTGATGGATCTATAACAAATGGTGAAAATGGAGAACCGATGGACGTAGAACTTGAAGTCGGGAACCTCGTAGCGGGAATGGGCCCAGAAGACCCGGTACGATACATACGTAACAACGACATAGATGTCGATTACAAGATAATGTATGTCGAGTAATAGAGCATTGTTCGATCGCCTGTTGGAAATGATTGATGTAACATCTAATGGGCGATCATATACTAAAGTTCTCAAAAGATTGTTCGACACACCATTTGAATATACTATTTACATGGATAAGAATAGGTATTCCGATGGATTGTCGTTACGGGCCCGATTAGGTTTTGAGGACATTGAAGACGAGTGCTCCGTATTAGAAATGATGGTTGCATTAGCACTGCGAATCGAAGAGGATTTGATGACGGATCCAAAGTACGGAGACAGAACACCACAATGGTTCTGGAAGATGTTTGCGTCGTTGGGTTTAACAAAATATGACAACGACCATTATGATGAAGAAATTATTGACAGCATTGTTGACGATTTCATCGATAGGGAATATGCTCCTAATGGAAAAGGAGGTTTATTCACATTCAGACAAAAGACCATATACGATCCTAGAGAAGCAGAAATCTGGGATCAGGCAATGTGGTGGATTAGCGAATACTATTAAAAGGAGAGAAACACATGGCGTTAGATTTTCTAAACATCCGCGCCTGCCGTAAGAAAGGTGGTGGATGGACAGTCAATACCTCTTTCGTTTTATATAACGAAGATGGACCAGTAAAGGATATCATGGTTAAGGGTGGCGACTTCTACGCCATCTACAACGGGGATAAGAATACATGGTCAACCAAGGAACACGATGCTGAACGTTTGATAGATGCTGAAATAAGAAAAGTCTATAAAGAATTTGTTAAATCGCATCCACTTGACGTTGTTGATGTTGGTTATATAAGAGATAGTGACTCTTTGATAATCGACAAGTGGCACAAATACGTTACACAACAGATAAAAGATAACTACGTTCAGCTCGATTCAAATATAAGCTTCCAAAACTCAGAATTGACAAGAGACGATTACGCTTCAAAGAGAGTTCCATATTCAATTCCTGATACAGCTTCAAAAGAAGACTATAAAAATTGGGACAAGCTTATTGGAACCCTGTACGATTATGACGAAAGATTAAAGCTCGAATGGGCTATAGGGTCTATTGTGTCTGGCGACAGTACATGGATACAGAAATTTGTCGTATTGTATGGTCCTGCCGGATGCGGTAAATCAACAATCTTAAACGTCATAGAGGGTTTGTTTGAAGGTTATTGTTGTAGCTTTGATTCTCAGGCATTGACAAACGCAAATGCTCAGTTCTCGTTAGAGCCATTCAAGAATAATCCGTTAGTGGCTATTCAGCATGATGGTGACTTATCGAGAATAACTGAAAATACTAGACTCAATTCATTAGTGTCACACGAAAAAATGAACATAAACGAAAAGCACAAATCACTTTACGAGTCTAGATTTAGAGCTATGCTGTTTGTAGGAACGAATAAACCTGTAAGGATAACTGACGGTAAATCTGGACTATTGAGAAGACTGATTGATGTATCTCCTAGTGGAAACAAAATACCTTCTAGCGAATACAATAAGATAATCAGAAACATCAAATTTGAGTACGGAGCAATCGCCAGACATTGTCTTGATGTGTATAACGCGAATAAAGATATATTTGACGATTACATACCTGTTAAGATGATAGACGCAACAAACGATACATTCAACTTCATGGTCGAGAACTTTAAGCAGTTTTACGATGATGATGGAGTATCGTTAACGAGAGCTTGGACCATGTATAAAACTTACTGCGACGAGGCCAACGTGCCATATCCTCTGCCAAAGCGTGACTTTAAAGAGGAATTGAAATCATATTTTAGATCGTTTGAAGATCGATATGACGGCACTAGAAACTATTATCATGGATTCTTGACTGACAAGTTTGAGAGCCATAAAAAAGAGGCCAAGGCGCACATTCCTGACACATGGATACAATTGACAAAGTCTGAGTCAAAGTTTGATGATTATTGTGATGCTTGTTTAGCTCAGTATGCAACAGAAGACGAGTCTCGTCCGGTTCACAAATGGGAAAATTGCAAAACTCATTTGGCGGATTTGGATACGTCTAAATTGCATTTTGTTAAGCTACCTGAAACACACATAATAATTGACTTTGACATCAAAGACGAAAATGGTAATAAGTCACTTGAAAAGAATATACAGAAAGCTAGTAAATTTCCTCCAACATATTGTGAGGTCAGCAAATCTGGAGGCGGACTGCATCTTCATTATATTTATGACGGAGATGTTAGTAAACTATCTTCGATGTATGATAAAGACATTGAGATTAAGGTATTTAGTGGTAATTCATCGTTAAGAAGAAAATTATCTTTATGCAATGATTTGGATGTCGCTCATATTTCAAGTGGCTTACCAATGAAAAAGGAGAAGAAGATGGTTGACTTTGAAGACGTCAAAGACGAACAACATCTTAGAAACATAATTAAAAAGTGCTTGCGAAAGGAAGTTCACGACGCAACAGCTCCTAACGTAAGCATGATTTACAAGGCATTACGAGACGCATATATGTCAGGTATGAAATATGACGTTTCAGACATGTTCCAGAGATGCTTTGAATTTGCATCAGCATCAACAAATCAGGCAAGCTTCTGCATGAAAATGATATCCGATGCTCCTTTCACGAGCGAAGAACCATCAACATATGTTGAACAGCCTGAAACCGATCCAATATGTTTCTTTGACGTAGAAGTGTTCCCAAATTTATTTGTGGTTTGTTATAAGGTTCTTGGAACTGAAAAAGTGTTGTCTATGATAAACCCTAAGCCAGACGAGATAGAAAAACTTCTTAGATTTAGGCTTGTTGGTTTCAACAATAGACGATACGACAACCACATGATATATGCCAGATACGTAGGTGCGTCGGTAAAAGAGTTGTATGCGTTATCCAAGCAGATAATTGACTGCGGAACGGGTCTAATAAATAATGCGTACAATTTGTCATACACTGATATATATGACTATATGGCAACTAAAATGTCTCTTAAGAAATTAGAGATAAAAATGGGAATTAGGCACGACGAGCTTAGTTTCCCTTGGGATGAGCCAGTTCCGAAAGAGCATTGGGGGAGAGTAGCTGAATATTGCTGTCACGACGTAGAAGCTACTGAGGCTGCTTGGAACTACACTCAGGCGGACTTTACGGGACGTAAAATTCTTGCTGACTTAGCTGGCATGTCAGTTAATGATACAACAAATACTCTCACAACCAAATTTATATTTGGCGATTGTAAGAATCCTCAGCAGGAATTCATTTATCGTGATCTGTCTAAACCAGTAAAAAGAGAAGACTATGACGAAGAGTCAATAGAATTCTTGACCGAGGTATTTCCTGAAATGATGGCAGAACCTCATGGTGACGCCAAGAGTATGCTTCCTTATTTCCCTAACTATGAGTTTAAACTTGGTAAGTCTTATTATCGAGGAGAGCTTGTAGGGGAAGGCGGATACGCTGAAGGATTCCCTGGTTATTACGTAAACTGTGCTTTATTGGACGTAATGTCTATGCATCCTCACTCAGCAATGGCAGAGGTTGTATTTGGACCTAGGTTCACAAGAGCATTCTACCAGATAGTATACGGACGAGTAAATATCAAACATAAGGCATGGGATGAAATAGCCCATTTCTTAGATGGTAAACTTGTTCCTTATATTGAGGCTTGTAAAGAAGGCAAGATGAGCGCAAGTGATTTAGCTTACGCACTTAAGATTGCTATAAATTCAGTATATGGTCTAACATCGGCACATTTTGAGAATTCATTCAAAGATCCTCGAAATCTTGACAATATTGTTGCTAAACGAGGAGCATTATTCATGATGGAACTTAAGCATGTCCTTCGTGATATGGGTTATCCTGTGGCTCATATCAAAACGGACTCAATTAAGATTCCTAATGCTGATCCGGAAATCATCAGATTCGTAATGGATTTTGGAAAACGTTATGGGTATACGTTTGAGCACGAAGCAACATACGAAAAGATGATTCTTGTGAACGACGCTGTATATATTGCTAAATATGCAACTCCAGAAGCATGTGAGGCGATGTACGGATACGTTCCAGGAGACAATGCGGATCATGCCGACACTCATAGATGGACCGCAACAGGAACACAGTTCCAGATACCATATACATTTAAGACTCTATTCTCACGAGAGGAACTTGAGGTTGATGACTATTTCAAGACGTTCTCGGTTCAGCGTGGCGAAATATATCTTGACTACGATGAGTCATTAGATATTGCAAAGCGTGATGAACTTGAGCGGGAGAAAAAGAAAATAGATAACAAACTCAAGAAAATAAAGAAAGACGAGGCTGAGGGAATCTACAAAGTATCAATGGAAGAAATAGAGGAACTTAAGTCTGAGTCAACTCGTTTGGGCGAAGAAATAATGAAGATACATAACTTACAATTCGTAGGACGAGTCGGCGAATTTGTACCGGTAAAGGCTGGCGCAAATGGAGCGACGATGTATCGTGTACATGAGGGCAAACTTGCTGCAACTGCTGGTTCAACAGGTTATCGTTGGCTTGAGTCAGCGACACTTGTAAAGAACCATAGAGAAGATGATATAGATGTGAGCTATTGGGCTTCTCTTGCAGATGAGGCAAAGGACGCAGTTAGCAAGTATCACGATTATGAATACTTTGCAACTGAGGACATACCGCCATTTGACTTAGAGCGTTGCCCTGAGAAATGTGTAAATTGTCCGTATTTTAGAGACTATGAAAACGGTCTTGTTGATTGTAGACTAGTTGCACCTGAGGCTGAGAAAGAAAAAGCTGACTGGTGTTTAGAAGTAACAGCTAAAGCAATGGATAAGGAAACTATTCCATTCTAATATATTTGGAGGTTAATATCATGGCTAGAATTAAAGAAACAGAAATGAGAATTGTTGACGGAGGAAAGCTTATTGAGGTTGATGACGCTCAGATAGCAAAGTGGAGAAACTTCTCTGGCGAAAACGGAATCAACAAGAAAGAGACTAAGCGCTCATTCCTCTGGCTTATCGACGATGAGGACATCGCTAACGATCTTAAGGAACTTGGCTACACAAACGTCAAGGAAAGAGAAGGCGATGACGGTGAACCTTACTGGATGCTAGAAATAAAGCTTAAGTTCAACGAGAGCACCGGAGCAGGTCCTGCAGTATATCTTGTTACAAGAGGTAGAAAGCACAGACTCAATGCAGATACAATCGGTGATCTTGATAGAGCTTACATCGAAAGGATCGACTTCGATTTCGCTCCTAACGTTTATGAAAATCACCAGACAGCATGGCTCAGAGGAGCTAGAGTTATCCAGAAGTCATACGGTACTAGATTCGATGAAGATGAGTATGAATATGACGAGGAAGAAGACGACATCTATTAATTAATATTTATGGAGGTTAAAACTATGGAAAAGACACCAATTACAAAAGAAGACGTTGATAACGTAATCAATGTTATACTCGAAGAGGGAAGAGAAAGAGGATATCAGGACGCAGCAGCCGTTTACACAACAGCACTTAAGAAAGTCGCTAAGAGAGCCCGTGTTGGCGGGTTCGTTCTTGGCGCTCTCACATTTGGTGGGGCTGCGCTTTGCGTGCAGATCATGCACTGCAAAAAGAAAGACGAAGAGGAGGCTAAAAAGAAGGAGAAGAAAATGGATTGGGAGGTGATTTAATGCAGCCTACAGCCGATAAGGAATGCTATTTCTATGTTTATTGTGAGAAATGTATTCATAAAGATTTAGATGAGCATGATGAGAAAGATGACACTTGTAATGAGTGTCTGACTCATCCCGTAAACGAGTGGTCACATAGGCCTATTAATTATAAGGAGGCAACAAAATAAATGAATGAACTGCTAAGAGACGAACAACTCAAAGCAGTAGAACTCATGAAAAACGGATGCATATTAAATGGTGGTGTAGGGAGCGGTAAGTCAAGAACTGCTCTCTATTACTACTTTACTAAGGTATGCGGCGGAGAAATTGGTAACGGTAAGAAAATAAAGAGGATGACTGAACCACGTCCTCTTTACGTTATCACTACTGCAGCCAAACGAGATAAAAGAGAATGGCAGTTGGAATGTTTACCATTCTGTTTATCGCAAGATGTTGTGGTAGACAGCTGGAACAACATTGGAAAATATGTTAATGTTATCGGTGGTTTCTTTATTTTCGATGAGGATAGGATAACTGGTAATGGTAAATGGGTAAAACATTTCTACAAGATAGCTAAAAAGAACAAATGGGTCGTTCTTTCGGCTACGCCAGGTGATACCTGGGAACAATACATACCAATATTTGTAGCAAATGGGTTTTACAAGAATCGTAGTGAGTTTCTACAAGAACATGCAGTATACTCGAGGTATTGCAGCTACCCGAAAATAGACAAATATATTGGTATAAACAAATTGGTTAGGTTGAGGAATAGTATACTAATACCAATGGATGTGACTAGATATACAGTAAGACACGATGTAGATGTTGATTGCGAATATGACAAGGATACTTATAGGAGTGTCATGCGCTCTAGATGGGATCCTTATAAAGACGAGCCAATCCAACAGGCGTCAGGACTTTGCTATGTACTTCGAAAAATAGTAAATACCGACGACTCAAGGCAGGCTAAGTTATTGGAGATTCTAGAGAAAACAGACAGAGCGATTGTGTTCTATAATTTCGACTATGAATTAGACATCCTTAAAAGTCTTGACTATGGTAAAAAACGTGTTGCGGAGTGGAACGGTCATGCACACGAGCCAATACCTAAGACAAAGCGATGGATATATCTAGTTCAATATTCGGCTGGATGTGAGGGATGGAATTGTACTATGACAGATACAATAATATTCTTCTCTCAGACATATTCATACAAAACATTAGAGCAGGCTAGAGGTAGAATAGATCGAATAAACACCGGTTACAAAGATCTTTACTACTATCATCTTGTGTCTAAGTCAAAAATAGATTTGTCTATATCCATGGCGTTACACAATAAGAAAAATTTCAATGAGGGTAAGTTTTACCTTGGTTTATAGGAGGAACTTGGATGCTAGAAAAATTATTTAAAGCCAAGTATAACAAAAACGAAGAGGATGGGTTCGAAGAATTAATGACCATGACAAAAGAAGAACTCGAGGAAAGAGTAGAGCCTTTAAACGAGGCATATCCAATAAACGAGGTTGGTAGTGTGGTGTCTGATGGTACGTTAATGGCTCTTTGTGATCCTGCTTTCTACGAAAAGATTAAGTCATTTAAAGAGGTATCGGTTGACGAGATGCCTGACTATATTTACAAGGATCTCTGTCATGAAATTGGTAAACGAATTCTTGCAGGGTGTCGAATAGAATATAAGATTGACATGATGCAGGATAAAGTAAAATTTATCGCAGTTAGAAAAGATAAGTAATATGGAGGTTAAATTATTATGGAAAAAATGAATCAGGTAAGTGTAACAGACTTCATGTCAAAGAGCAAAGAAGAAATGTATGACATGGCAGTCGAGATGGTTGAGAAGTATAACCGTCTCGTTGATCTCTGCAATGACAGTGCTGAGAGAATGGCAGATCTTATTACAAGACATAAAACTTATACTTCGGCTCTCAATAATGACATTGCTGACAGGGACGCAAAGATCGAAAAGCTTGAAAAGGAGATCGAGAAACGTAAGAACGCGTTCAATGAGCTTAGCGAAAAACTGGTTAGCCGATATATCCCAATCGATGAACACAACGATATTTGCGAGGCTTTCGAAGAAAAGGTTGAAACTCTCAAGAAAGAACTTGAACACAGGAAGAGCATGTCTGACGATGAAAATTGTTTAATGAACAGCCTTTATGACGAAATCGCTAGAAGAACTGAGAAGATCAATGAGCTCACTATCAAGGTTGCCAATCAGAAGAAAAATCTTGATGGTATCAACAAAACTCTTGATATAAGAAATAAAGAAAATGAAAGTCTTATCCAGGTAAGGAACAACCAGACACGAGAAATCGAGGCTCATGAAGCGGAGAATGCTAGACTTAGTGATATTATTAAAAATCTAAGGGCAAGTAATGAAAAACTTAAGAAAGAAAATAGTGATTATGCTATTCGTGTTAATAACCTTACTGAAGAGCTTGAGAAGACATATGCAGAAAAGGAAGCTGATTTAAAGAACCACAACAGAAGGGACATGAATCTTGTTGATGAACTTGCTGGTAAGAATGATAAGATCAAGAGTCTTGTCGAGGAGATCGAACAGCTTAAAGCTGAAAACTCATATCTTAAGAAAGAATGCAAGAACAAGAATGATGTTATCCGTAAGGCTTACGTGCGTTATGTAGACGAGGCTTGCAAGGGAAGAGAGGAGATAATGAATGAGTGCTACAAAAAGCTCACAAAAGACGACACAGGATACCAGGGATTTAAACAGTATACTCTCATGGTTCTCGAAGCAGAGAAAGGGAAAGAAGAAACCAAGAAAGAACTGAATGAGGCTTTTGGTGTTCCTTGTGGCGAGGATAGTATTGAGTAATTCGCTTTTTATTCACGCCCTTTAACGAGGAGGTGAAACTATGGAAGAAATTACTTTTATGGACGAGATTCATACTTTTAACAAATTACACGGTATTGAAAACCCGTTTACAGACACACATAAGTTGTGTGATGAGGACCAGCAACTTGAAGTTGGACCGCTTGCACATATGATGTATGGCATTGCTAAACGAGTACGTAAATTTGTTAAAATGAGAAATCTAAAGACCAGAGAGGAATGTATATCCGAATTTCACGATATGTTATAATTAACCGGGGAGCCTATGTGCAAAAGTCATGGGCTCTTCGCTTTTCGGAGGTTAAATTATGAATGAAAATGTAAAGTATGAACTGACATGCACATGCGGCTATGACACCGACGAATATGCAAACACACTTATTGAAAAAGGATACCAGATTTATAAGACTATAAAACAGGTTAGAAGCGAATGCTGGTACGATAATGATACTGGAAAATGGGTGCCATTTGAACACTTCTCTGACAAGATATTCTACTACGTTTGTTTGCATGACCTTGTCGAGCTTAATGATATAGCTGATATAACCGGACATCCTGTTATTGTTAGCTTGAATTCTGATGGCGAACCAACTTTAGAAATCTACGACGATTACAGGGAGTGATATTTATGAGTATATTATACCCAAGAGGAGCAGGCAGGCATCCTATATTGATTGTTGTTGACGAGTTCGAGTATGACTCAGAGATGGAGCGCTTTTGTAGATGGATGTTGAAGAAACAGTTAAGTAGACCGTTAGAATATTTGGAGGTTGTGTTATGATATTTGCAATAATCGAAGTTCTTAATGGAAGATGATTAGGTCGCGTATAAATCACCTCCTTTAATGGAAAATATTCATTTAATTTCATATTAGGAGGAATTTATTATGATTATTAATATCAAAAACAAAGTAACAACCAAAAATTTAAGCGTGTTAGACGCTGCAATTATTGTGACAGCAGTTCTATGGAACTACAATATCAAAGAAAATGATATTACGGTTGCTAGAGCCTGCCGAATTTACAATAGGGAACGCGCGTCTCTAGACTTAAATTTCCCAGGAAAATTTTGGTATAATATCGTAATCGGTATTGAATCAAATAGAATTAAATGGCATTAACGAAAGACTAGAAGTACTAGGCCAAAATGGTCATAGGCTTTTAGTCTTTTCTAGGGCTTTTCGCTTTTGAATCGTACTCTTTAATGGGAGGTGAAGACTAATGTTAAACAGAATGCGAGATAGTATTTGGAACAAAGATTACGATTACTCTAGTACATTACACACAACACGTTTTGAGGTTGAACAAATGTTCCGTGACTATGACGCGGACATAGCATCTGATATGGATGTTATGAGAAGCGATATCAAATGGTTAATGGAACAGGTTCGAGAACTCAAAGCGGAAAATGAAAAACTTAAGAGTGGTAATTTTGATCCAAAAGAACCATTAGTTTAAAACTTAAAGCGGATGTAAGTCCTATGGCTCAGAAATGGGTTCATAGGCTTTTCGCTTTTTATTCACGCCATTTAATGAGGAGGTGATAATTATGATGGAAGTAAACCCGATAACTGGCGAAAAGTACGAACATGGAGTTGATTACTATTCTGTTTATAAGGTTGATGGCAAATGTTTTTATGTAAAAGAAAGCATAGAACATCCAACAGACCTTAAATGGGATGAGTATGTTATTTCATATTTGTCGGAAGAAAAAGCCAAGCAACAGGTAGACTATCTAAACAACTTCCAGTATCATTACGTACCAATAGGTATGAGACGATTAATGAAATGGAATACTAAGTTAAAAAGAAAGTAAAGAAGGTAAGTCCTACGGAGTATATTCGTAGGCTCTTCGCTTTTCGGAGGTTAATGATTATGGAAAAGGAAAAGATACTCAAGATTTTAGGTAATATTGTAGAGAAACTTGGTCTTGACCCGGATGCAGACATGTTTCATGCTTACACAGCAGATGGATTTGAATACCGCTTTCTTCTATGCTATGACGAGTTCTTAAATAATGCAGCACCTGAATATGGGTCTGATGATATTATGCTGATAGATTCATGGCACGATGCAGAGTGTTTAATCAAAGACATGGAATCTAAGAAGTTTGTTTCTTTAGTAAATCTTATTATTATGGTTGACGTGGGAGATGTATTAAATGAGAATTCTGTTAAACGAAAGAAGCAGCTTATGAGGCTGGAAAAAGAACATCTTGTCGACATGGTCTTTAATCTCGAGAGTAGGAATGAGACTCTGGCCAATAATCTAATTGAAGTAGAGAAGATGTATAATAAACTTAAGGAGGAAGAAAAATGATTAAATTTGGTGCTTGGGTAATACCAGGTCTTTGCGAGTGGAAGTTTGCTATTGAAGGAATGAGAAACCCATTCAACAGTTGGAATAAGAGTGATAGCAAGAACAAGGGTAAACACGGATATTTTGATTTAGGTGAGAACGATAAAGGACTTGCTACAAGGTTAACAGTTGCTGGACCGGAACACAGAAAGTTTCTTAGAATGCTTAATGCTTATGTGAGGATTACGGCGCCTATGTATTGGTGGAAAGAGTTCGACACCTATAAGATAGGAACTGTCAGAAACTCTTGTAGCACAATGCATAAAGTAATGGCTAAGGAATTCACACTCGATGATTTCTCACATGACCGTATGTCCGAATCAGCAAGAAGGAATCTCGAAAGAATTATAGCAGAACTTAATACTTATAGAAATTTATATCTTAATACAAAAGATAATAAATTAAAGAAACAGTATTGGGATGATGTTATTCAGACTTTACCGTCCTCATACATGCAGACTGCGAATGTAATGATGTCTTTCGAGACTCTTCTTAATATGTACAAACAGCGTAAAGGACACAAGTTACAGGAGTGGCATGACTTCTGCGATGAATTGAAGAAGATTCCTTATTTGAATGAGTTTATTGAGGCTGTGGAAGTAGAATGAAAAAAATGTATGAAGAGTACACGGCCCATAAGCTATCGGAATCAGTACAGTATAAGCCAACTGAAGAACCAACAAAGGTGACATTATACGCAGATGATAAACCATATCAAGTTATAGATCTAAAATATGTTGATGAGATATCTGAAGAAGAATACAACGACAAGCTCAAAGATGCTTGGCTTAAGGAGACAGCTTACAAGACTATGAAAGAACGTAAAGAGGAAGCGCTTGAAAAGTATTACGAATATGAGGTTGAAGCAGAGGTTGAGTCTGATAACGAATATGACTTCTGGGACAACTTTGTTTATGCTATGGATGTATTTTTGGATGTGCTCCCTTTATTGGTAGCGGCAGCTATTATAGTGATAGGTGTTTTAGTTTTTAAATGACTGCTAATAAAAGTCGGATGGTAATGTTTAAAATTATGGAGGTTATTTATTATGGCAATTGCAAGAAGAATGGTAGTAATTTGTGACATATGTGGATGGATGACATCCGCTACAGAGTTAACAGAAGAAGGAAATAATGTGCCTAGTTGGGCCACAGCTACAGACAAAGACAATTACAAGTCACCTGATAACTGGACACACGGCAAAGAGGGTCTTATAGATATCTGCCCTCGCTGCACGACACTTCTTAAACATCAGCCAGCATACAACAAATTCAACTACAGAAGAGATAATAGAGAGGATGTGGTTTACAATGATGCCAATTGAAGAAAAGGTTAAACTTGGCAAGGAAATCATTTATGGCGCCGTAATGATGGGCAGTAACTCAATGTTTATGCAAGCTATTGCTGTTTCATCGATTATGCGGTTAAAGGAGTTCAACGAACCAGAAAACACTATTGCTGAGGTTCTCAGCCTTGGTACAGATGAGGTTTTGATTGAAGAGTTCAAGAAGAGTCTCATTGAAGCGTTTAATGATGACGAGATGGCTAAGTCATTCAAAGAACGTCATGCGAATATGGTTAAGACGAATAAGGTATTAGCAAAGATGGTGAATGCTGATGTTGATAATCTTGGCATCAGACCATACAATGTGATTCTTGGTACGGCATTAATAGAAGCTGGAGAGGAAATATGTAAAGGAGTAAAGTAACTATGGGTTGGAGAGAAAAATCAATGTCAATTTGGGCATTCTTATTTATTGTGGAGACTAACAATTTAATCGCAGCGGCTAAGGCACATGAGGAGAAATACAATGCATGATTTTAAAGTTGGGGACATAGTGAGAGTAAAATCAGATTCTTACTCATCTAATGTCATAACCGAAGATTACTTACACGATTGCATGATAACTGCTCTTGACGCAATATTTGAGGGAGCGGATGAGGAATTCCCTTGGCTTGCGACTATTAAACGATGCGACAACGGCACTTTCAGATATGTTGTATATGAAGGACGGGGAATACCTGGAGAGCGTGATAAAATATATGTTTGGGACGATTCTTTAGACTTAATTGAAAGCAGGAGGTTTTAACATGGAACCAGCAAACGGAAGACTTAGAGTATTTATGAGCTTACCATTCTCTAACAGAAGCGATGATGATGTGAAAAGATCACTTTCGGCTATGAGGAAATGGTGGTTCGCAACACAGACGGTAAACAACAGATTCTACAGAGATGATGAGGTTCAGTTCATTGACAACTTTGATTTTGAGCCTGACATCCCTGAAGTACCAGCAAAAGTTATTACGGGGTTTAGCAGAGCATATTGTCTTGGTGAGGCCATTAAAAAGATGGCTGCTTGCGATATAGTTCTGTTTAGTAATGAATGGCTCCAGGCCACCGGATGTAGATTTGAAATGGACATATGCCGAGCATATAAGATACCGTACATAATAATGAAAATCGACGGCGGAGCTATTGTAGGGTAACGCGAATAAATCACCTCCTATTATGGAAAGAAATCCACCACAATGATTTAATTAATGGAGGTTTTATTATGACAACAGCATTATTTACTTGGTTTGGAATCAGCTTAATTATGGGATTCGTAATGATCGTAATTACAGACGAGGAAATTACACCGTCAAATTACGCATTATGCGCATTAATATGGCCGATACTAACAGTAATTTATTTTATTGGTGTTATGAAAGAAACACTGAAACTTTACAAGAAATAATTGTGATTGGAGGATTATTAAAGAGCATTGGATGAAATATTCTGGTGCTCTTTTATTTTTGTTATGGAAATATGGCAGCTATTTAACAGAATAAACGCATTGTGCAGGAAGTATAATGTATACATAAACATTTTAAACCGTGGTAATGATTGTGTGTATATTGAACTCCGAAACGGTGACATAGACTACTATCAAGAGATTAGATGGAACTTTATGAAGATGGGTGTGCATGCATTACTTGACGAGATAGAAAAGGAACTCAAACGAATTCGCGAATAATTCACTTTGTTTAATGGAAACTATTAACAACGCCCTTCGGGGCACATTAAAACTTGGAGGTTTTATCATGAACAAA